TCGGAGTTTCCGAAAAACAGGATCAATCCCTGCATTCTTGCAAGGTATGATCAGTCTACTCTTTAACCGGGAGACAGGAAGGATTTATGACAAAAATGCACAGAAAACTGTACAGTCATCGGACGATTACTCGACGATCGTTGATTCAGTTAGGCAAATCTGCCTCACTTTCAAGAAAGTTGAGATTCCTTGCGCACCTGAGAAGGTACGCAAAGCGTTCGATGATTTTGTCAAATTGGAGCAAACCTTTGACGACTTCTTACTCCAAGACGACGAGCTCGAGAATTTTAATCGAACTTGTCGTGTGTTATGGGATCCTCTCGTCACTTCTTTTAGATTTGACGTATTGGTACCCAGACACGGTCCTGGAGCTACTGCAGAAGGCATTTCTGGAAATCAGAAATACCAATGGCAGTATTGGTACGATCGTCTCGAGCCTTATTTCCCTCTCATTGGCGTTGTGTACCCTTTGGGTACGCCACACGATGCTGAGGAGCTCGAAAAGTTATCAATTGTACCAACGGAACGTGAGCAACCTGTTAAAGTTACTCCGGTTCCGAAGACGCTAAAAGGTCCCCGAATCATTGCTATTGAACCATGTTGTATGCAATTTGCACAACAGGGTATTCGAGATTGGCTTTATGCCGGTCTTGAATCTTATTGGTTAACGAAAGGTCACGTTAATTTTCGTGATCAATCCGTTAATCAAGAGTTAGCTTTGATTTCGTCTTCTACTGGTCAATTTGCAACGATTGATCTCTCTGATGCTAGTGATCGTGTTCCACGAACATTAGCGTTGGAGATGTTTTCGTCGCATCCTGATTTAAGGGATGCGATTGATGCATGTAGAAGCAATAGTGCGGAACTTCCGGATGGGAGATTGATTTCTCCCCTTCGAAAATTCGCGTCTATGGGTAGTGCTCTGTGTTTCCCTGTGGAAGCCATGTACTTCTACACTATATGTGTAGTGGCTCTCCTCAAGGCACACAACCTTCCTGCTACACCCAAGAACGTTTTTAAATGTTCTCGGGATGTATACGTGTATGGTGACGATATTATCGTACCATCCACGAATGCGGATGTTGTTCTCGATCACCTACTTAAGTACAATTGTAAGGTGAATTCCAATAAGACTTTCGTGAGCGGAAGCTTCCGAGAGTCATGTGGTCTTGACGCATTTGACGGAGTGTCGGTAACACCGACTTATCTTCGTCATTTGTGTCCTGAGAACAAGCGACAAGCTACTGAGATTGTCTCATGGGTTGCCACTTCAAATCTCTTTTATTTAAAGGGATATTGGAGGACAACCTTGTTTATGCGTAAACGTATAGACAGACTCGTCGGGCCTTTGCCTTACGTTTCTGAGAAAAGCTCTGCGCTTGGCTATATCTCTTTCTTGGGTTATGAATCCACTGAAAGGTGGAATTCTAATCTCCATCGCTTTGAAATAAAAGCTTTGGTTCCAAGCCCAGTTTACCGTACTGATAAACTGGAGGGATATAGTGCTCTATCTAAGAGCCTCAGGGCTTTGGAACGTTCCGAAAGGGATGTTCCTGAGTCACGAGATGCTCTACATTTAGAGCGTTTTGCACTGCACGGCGCAGTTGTACTAAAACGCCGGTGGGTAGCTGCTCTCACTAAATGAGCAGTTTTGAC